ACGGATGATAATATCTTTACCTGAACCAGGTCCACCAGTTACAAAGATGGCTCTAAACTGTCCACGATCCACGGATTCATTCATTCCCATGCCTTTACGAACATCATGCATCAATTCTTTGGCATGAGTATCCGATACATGAGCAGGAACACCTTGACGGAAAGAATGGAAGTCTTTATTCTTAGCATGATCTCTCATCTTGGTACCAGACATACCTTCAGAACCTTCAGCATCAGGATCACGATGACCAGCAGACACCACTTGAATCTTTTTGAAGTTATAATGACCATGTCCTGCTTTTACACCATTATATTTGTGTAATAACTGGTGCATTTCTTTAACACGGTCAGAACCAGCCACCACGGTCAACTTATCGTGACCTTTGGCATGCAACTTAGCAGCATGGTGTAGAATTGTTGGTGCATCTTTTGAAGAATGTTCAAAATGAGTACCTGGTGAATATCGTTTGAGGTGTTTAACCTTCTGTTCACCAGATAATGGGTTCTTTTTAGAATCTTGTGAATGTGATACGACAACAGTATGCTTAGCACCTTGTTTGTCGGCAATTTCACGAACTTTATCGATAAGTTTAAGGTGTCCAGTTGTTGGAGGATTCATACGACCAAAAGCCATCACCACAGGCTTATGTGTGGCTTCTTTTTCTTCGTATATTTCTAAAAATGACTTCATTTTCTTACTTTCAATAGGTTCGCTTTAGCAAATTCTTTACGGTTCACCAATTTGGTTGGTTCACCTGCATGATGTACAACAAATCCTTCTGGATCTGTTCTCTTACTATCTATGTGATGTTCCAAACCACCTTCGTGTTGGTTTAGTACATCAACTAGTTTATTCTTAGCTTGTTGTAGATGATGATGCATTTTTAACAAATTATCATAATCTTTCTTATGTGTATCAATGTGTTTTGTGTGTGAACCCAATTCAGCATCTTTACGACCTTGTGCCATAGGAGTTTTTAACTTAGCAGAAGCCTTTTTATACTTGTCTGTAATATGTTTCTTCAATCCTTCGGCAGAAGGTTTTTCATCAGTACGGACAGTATGATTAATATATGTTGCTAAATGTCCAGCTTCACCACCATGAATTTCTGTGTTTTTGTACATGGTCTTTTTGTTTGCATCATGTATCTTTTGGGCTGCAGCAATATGTTTATGGAATTCATTTTGGTCATCTTCGGAATAATGTACATTCTTTGTATCATGTTCCGGATGCTTCGTCCATACATCTTGGTGCGTTTTGAAATTGTGTAAGTCTGGATGTGGATCCGCTTTCATTGATTCCGCAGTTTTTCCATGATATTGTGTGTGAACTACAATACCCATCTTAGAATCTTTAATCTTTTGACCTTCTTCACCTTTACCTGTGTAGGTAATGGTATTAGGAGTAAATGATACTTTACCACCTTTACCGTGTTTTAGGTCATCATGTGTATACATCAAATCTCCTTGATATACACCAGTTTTAGGTGCAATCTTCTTTAGGTGATTTAATGATGCATGGAGTTTGTCCATAAGACCTGGAGCGTGGCCATGGTTCTTCTTAATATCTTCGTGTGTGTAGTTGATCTTTGGATTCTTATTGAAAGCAGATTTACTTGCTACAAAGAACTTACCCGTTTCTGGATGATGGCCAAACACCAATGATGGAGAACCATCATATTTCATCGTAAGGTGTGTAGATTTACCACCAGACTTAATATGTTCGTGTGCTTGTGTTAATGCATCGTTAGCGTGTTCAAAACCTTTTGCTCCATGGAATAATGGACGATCCTCAGCATGATGAATATGCTTGAGTTTACTACCTTCAGATTCAGCTTCTTCTTTGAGAAAGGTTAAAAACGAATACATTAATTTCCTTCTAGATATGCAACACACTTTGGTTGCCGATTGCTTATTTATACAACATTTAACCTAACGCAACCGAATCGTAGAAAGATTGGGTTAGATACATAGTGCCTAAATTGTTGTATTTAAAACTTCGTTCCTTCAAAATCCAACCAATAATTACTCATTTTACCTTTACCTTCCATCAAATAGAATGGTAAAGTATGAACTAAAGCTCGACTGGAGTTATAGTATAACATAGTTTTAGGTGCCCTGTCAAGAGAAAACGCAAAATGTGTTGTTCCTGTGTCACCACCAATAAATATTTCGGCATCCATAATATGGTAGATATTTTCCATGAAGTCTATGCTATTGGTCCAATCTTCACCAAAGTAAGCAGGTTCTTTCGTACATACCACTTTAATATAATCTTTATATTCTTCCGTACTATATTTCTCAATCAAATGTTGGAGTAGTGTTCTAGGCCAGTTGCGGTATTGATTATATGGAGCATCAAATAATGGGAAGATAACAATTTTCTTCTTCATTGGTTTATCGTTTGATACTTTAACTAAGTCACCAGAAATATCTCTGAAGTCCCAAAGATTAACTCTTTCCCATTGCAAATTATCCTGACTTTGGTGTTCGGAAAACCAATCTGTTTGTTTCTTTAAGAATTCAAAGAACTTTTGACAATAATCATCCTGACTGATTGCACCAGGCATCATGTGAAATTTGATATGTGGTTGTTTGTTGACTTTTCTCAGATGTTCAACAACATTACCCACGGCAATTAAATCACCATTTCGAATACAATCACCAAAGCAACCTTTATGAATGTTTAAAATGGTCAAGTTTTTTCTCCAAATCTTTTGCATGAACTAATTGAGCAAGGCCATTAAGGTAAAAGTGTTTCTCAAATACCTTATTAATGTCCTTACCATTATCCCAAGATACATTATCACCAACACGGAATTCAGGTTTCCAATCTTCTGCTTTCCAAACACAATATAAGGGAATATCACATAAGTCAGCTAGCATACCAATACCGGTGAAGTTGGTGATAAATGGTTTCTTTAGATTCTTTAGAATGTAAGCATTTTCTAACATTGGTCTATCGTAATCAATAAAATTGAATTTATCAAGGTGTGATAGAATGTGCGTTTCTCTACGGTCATCAATCTCACCTACAGCCCAACGGTCACCAACATAGAATTCATCTTTAACTTCAATATCATATTCTGGAGTTTCAACAATAAATTCATCATCAACATCAAATTCCATTTTATAGTGGTCTTTTAACCAATTTTCATAACGACAAGTTTCTATTGGTCGATACTTATCATTCTTATCTTCACGCATTGGCCAAGAACTCAATTGAATCAATTCACCGTACATGAATACTTCATCATCAAATACAACATCGGTAAATAAATCTTGATACATCAAAAATTCTTTGATGCCTTTAAACTTACGCATAGCACTTTTGATAATCAATTCATATTTACCATACTTCTTACTAACACCAGACATTACTGGCATTCCGTTCAGAAAGTCACCTAAATTGGCAGTTCCACTAAGATATATTCTCATTTTACAGTATCATTGTAATTGTTAAACAAAACAAACGAATCATGTCCTAATTGATGGTCAGGAATGATATTCAGATTAAACATTTCTGGTTTCTTCAAAGAAGCCATCAACCATAAGGTTTGGTCATCATCAATCAAGTTCTTTTCTTGTAGTTCTTCCATACTTTCTACAATTAAACGATTGACTTCAGGCCATAGATTCTTATGGCCAACTTGTTTGGCGCCCAAAATATAAACTGTATTATTAAATATTACATCTTCGATTGTTTTATCTTTTGGAAATTCACGATATCCAAACAGTTGAAATTTATCTTCACCAAAGTTATATGTCCACTTCTTACTTGGTGGAATCTTATCTTGTGTACGACAATATCCAAAGTCAATCTGTGCAACATAATCATTACTAATTAAACCGGCATCTAAAGCCCATTTAACAAAGAATGATTTGAGGTACATCAGGTGTACATAATTGGCGTTCCAATATTCTGGATTGACCTGTTGTGAAGGACTAACTTTTCTTTGAAATTCTGTTGTTCTTTGAATATCATGAATCTTTTTCTTCTCACCGTGAAACTGGGCAAGATAATCAAAAGGAATAATCTTTGTCTTATCTTCTTTACCTTTACGCAAAGCAGCAACTCGTTCAACAAAATCTGGATGTGTGTAGATAATCATTTCATTATCTAATTGAGCCATGTAACTGAACCGTTCAAAGTAAGTATCTACGGTACGATGCAAGTAATGTGGGAATCCTTTTTCTGGAGTCCAATCACCACGACCCATATCAAAGAAGAAAGTTACAATACTAATATCATTATTCATAATTTTTCACCAAGTTTTTTAATATATTTTCTTTGAAAGATAGGCAATTCAATATTCAATTTTTGTGTTAATTTAGTATTATCCAAAATGAATTGGTCTTTAATTTCATGACCAGTAGAAATAAATTCACCTGATTCGTAACCTTCAATCAAACTTCTTGCAACGTCACCAATAGGTAAACCATAATTAGAACTCAAATTATATATTCCATGTGGTTGCTGTTGTGCAACACGAGTTAATACTTTACAAACAGACTTAATTGAAATAAAATCTCGTTTGGTTTCAGGACTGATAGAATATAAAATCTTATCAGTATCTTTTAATTGATTCATACAGAAACCCATGAAAGAATTTCTTCCATATTCAAAACCATAAACATTGGACGCTCTCAGTATAGTAACACTTGGCAATCCTATGTGCATTATTAAATCTTCAGTTTTTGCTTTATTGTCGCCATAATAATCTGTAGGAGATAGAGCAGATTCTTCATTGGAGATTTGTAAGTCATCAGTTGTACCATAAACTTTTCTAGTACTCAACATAATATAGTGACATTTATTTTTTTGTGCCAATAGAGCCACTTTTAAATCAATGTCGTTAGATTGTTTACGACTTTCTATTTTGTATTCTGGCATAATAGCACAATTTAAGATACTATTATACTTAGATAAGTCCATTTTGTCAAGATCATTATATGAAACAATGTCTACATTTTTAGTGTGATGGAAGAAAGCCCTACCAATAAAACTATTTTTACCAACAATTAGTGTTCTCATATCCAATAATATTTCTTATAGTTATTAACAATTTCAATATGTTCTGGTTGGTCGTTAACGAATTTATCATAATCATAACCGTCATTTTTGTGGTGATGTGAGTCCGTCATATAAGGATTAATAGTATAATCTTTACCACAAAGGAAGTAATAAACAACCATGTAACAGTCCATATAACCTAATGGGTCATATTGTTGTTGGAAAGTGTTGTGGTTAGTTTTAAACCATTCAATTACTCTATCATAGTTGTTTATGAAGGTTGACACCTTAAAGATGGATCCTCCACCACAACCATATTGATTTGTTAATGGTCTTTTACCAGAAAATTCAGCAATACTATCTATGATGTTTTGTGGAATAATATTACCAATACGAATGTCATGTCCTGCCATTTCCCAGGTATCGTCTAAGGTAATTTGTTTTTTAACCCAAACATCATCTTCCATCATCATAATGTGTGATGTGTCGGTCTGTTCACAAGCGAGTTTGAACCTTTCAAACCATTTTAAAAGTTTCTCTAAGTTATAACTAGGATAACCCACTTTATTGGTATAAAACCTATAGACACAAGAATTGGATATTGCAATATCTTGTAATTCATCAGCAGCATCTGAGGCCAAAAAGTAATAGGTATTGGGATAATGTTTACGAATATTCATTACCATATTTCTGGTTGCTTCCTTTTTTCCGGCCGAAGCAAGGTGGCAAAAAGAAATATCACTCATATTTTACGACAAACATAATTGAATCGGACATACCAGAGATTTCACGAGCATCAATGATTTCATAAACCATACCTTCAGGCACCAATTCTACATATTCATCAGTCCATTCCATTTGAGCAATATCTTCGATAACGAACACACCACCAGGATTTAATTTTGACAAATACAATTTTAAAGATTGTAAATGACTTTCTTTGGTATGTGGACCATCATCGATAATAATATCAAACTTTGGTAAGAAAGAAGAAAACTGCTCAGTATAACCATCAGCATAAAAGACTTTGATTCTTGGAAAAGATTCACAATTTTTAATGGCACCAAAATCAAAAGGATCAACTCCCCAAATTTCAGCCTTTTGGAAATACTCATGAAAAACGGCAAGGCCGCCACCACGATGAACTCCAATTTCTAACAATTTGATTTCTTGGTCTTTATACTTTAGAAATTCTTTATCGTAAAATGCTGTACAATAACGATGATTAAACTCTTTATCTGTACCAAATTCATAATGAGTATCATTACGCCAATTGTTTTCTACCATAATATCAACTAATGTTTTCATCACATCAACCTATCTTTCCATGTTTTTGGTGTTTTATCTGATACAATCTCTAATGGATATGAATAATCAAAAGGTTTAGGTCCTTTCTTTTTAACATATTCCACGGTTTCTTGAATTGCTTTTTCTAATGTTGTTTTTGTTTCATAATCCAACAACACTCTAGCTTTTTCAGCCGAACAAGAAGCATGTTTAACTTCTCTTGGTCGGTCTGGCATATGAATTGCTTCACCTTCAAAACCAATCTCTTTTGCAACTAAATTTGACAATTCTTTAACTGTAATAGTACCTTCATCAGGACCAATGTTGATAATCTCACCAACAATATTAGGATCGAGTGCCATCTTTTCTAGGCAGTTAATACAATCACCGACATAAGAGAAACAACGAGTTTGTAATCCGTCACCGTAAACGATGGCAGGTTTACCTTGTAGATTACGATTAATCATAATACTCATAACATTACGGAATGGGTCATCGTATCTTTGACGAGGACCAACAATGTTATGTGGTACAGCAATGTTCCATTCCATACCATGTGTATCGCAGAGTGCTTTTAATACTTCTTCAGATGCAGCTTTAGCAATACCATATGGGTCTACAGGCATTGGTTGCATATCTTCAGTAAATGGAGTTTGTTGGGCGCCATATCTTGCCATTGAAGTGCAATGTACAAAACGCTTTACATTATTTTGTATTGCAGCTGAAATTGTGGCCACACTCGCTTCAAAGATATTTCGTGTAATGAAACTAGGAGAGAATACAGATAATCCTTCGTGTGCCGTTGCAGCACAATGAATTACAATATCACAACCTTCCATAATGATGGCCATCTTATCAACATCACAACAATCAATAACATATAACTTAGCACCTTTAGGTACATTATCACGATAACCACCAATCAAGGTGTCGTTACCAATGACCTCATGTCCTAATTCTAGCATTCTGTCGGCAAGGTGGCTACCTAGAAACCCTGCGATACCTGTAATAAAGATTTTCATTTAAGTCCTGTAAATAAAATATTGTGATTCATCTTCTTGGCCATATTTCTCTTGGACAAACTTCTTTAAAACTGGTACTCTATCATATTGATGTACAATTGAGTAAGGTTTACCTTGGTATTTTACTAATCCATCTTCAAATGTAGGTTCATCACACAATAAGTTTGGTCTAAAATGTTGAATCTTAGATGGATCCATAATTGTACCTAACTCAGCAGCCCAATCAAATGTAGTGTATCGAATATCAAGGAATGGTTGTGTATTCATCAATACATTGAATACTGCTTGGTCTACAATGGGAATAGGTCTATTAATTGCGTTAGTAAATATGTGGAAAATAACATCTTTAACATATTCAAATTCACCACCAAAAGTGCCAACATTTAATATTTGATTATTTTTAAATTGTTCATACACATAAGGACCATAAGTTTGCATTAGATTCTCATTGCCCCAAGGTTCATCACAATATGCCAAACCTTCAGAAGCAACAATTAATTCAATCTGATTTTCTTCTATTTGTACAAATGGGTCTTTTTGGAAGTAAACATCTTTTACGTCCGTGGTGACAACATAACGATATTCATTTTGATGATTATGTAGATA